TTTTTAACATCAGAACCGTAACCCTTCATACCACCCCACCACCAAGAAGCTAATTTAGGTACTCCTTGAGTTAAAGGTTCATTAACCCAATCAATATCCCGATCTTTTTTAGTAATTCTTTCTGTTTCCCTCTTAGTAGCTACCTTCATACCTGCCCTAGCAACAGCACGTTCTTCTGGTGATAAAGTAGGATCTTGCATTTTAATAGCATAAGCTCTTTGTTCTTTTTCTATAAACTTAGTTTGTAAATCTTCTTGCTTCTTTATACTCTCTCTAGCTTTTTTAATAACATCAGTATATTCCAATACAGTTTCCCCAAATTCTTTTATTCTACCTGCAGCCCAAATATCAGCAACAGCTAATGCTGCAAATAAACCTGTTTTTCCTAATAATGGCAATATAGATGCTCCTAAAAGTTTAAAATTTGAACTTAATCCTAAAAGAGAACCTAAACCACCACCATCTTTTGATTTACCCTTACTCATATCTTTAATCCTCTGAAGAAGTTCTTTAGTCCATTTTGCCTTATAAGCTTTTTTATCATAAAATAATTCTAAAGAATCTGTTAAATCAACTGTTCCTCTTAAAGTTGGTTTTCTAAAAGGTAATCTAGAAAATAAACTATGTTTATAACGAGATTTTCTCTTACCATAAGATCTTCTATAACCTAAATTCCTATTTCCAAAACCACCTGAAAAATCTTCTCCTCCAAAACCAGTATGCTCTGCACCAAAAGATGCTGGCTTCAATTGTGAACCTACAGCACGTTCTCTATGCTCTCTAATCTTACCTCCAATACCTTTACCAACATTCCAAATATCTTTTAAAGCAGTCCCTGCCATACCCAATATAGGAGCGAAAGGACCAGTTAAAGCTGTACCTAAACCTCCTCCAAGATTTTTTGCTAAACCTAACGTTCCTGGAGCCGTCCTTTTCATAAATTTAGAAACACCTTCTCTCCTTGATCTTTGAACTTGCTTAATTCCTGAACGAATATGCTCCTGTGTTAAATTAAGATCCTCAGCACTTACTCCTGTTTCCTTTGATATTTTCTCCATTCTATCTCTTAAAGCAGCAACTGTAGAAGATTCAGAAATAAAATAATCTCTACTAGCATTAATTTCATCAACTAAAACAAATACATCTGAAACTTCTTTTTTTGTTAATATACCTCCATTAATCACATAACTTAAAAATACTAAAGTTCGATTTATCTTCTCAATAGTTTCTAAGGATTTCTTTTTATTATCTCCTCTTTTATATAATTTAGTCATCTGACCAAAAAACTTCAAATAATCTTTAGACAATTTTCTATATAATACCCCCAGAAATTCTATATTATATTCGTCAAAATTCAACCGATCATAATTATATTTTTTAAACATTATTTTATTTACTTTCTAAATCATCATGTTTTTGTTTTACTAATCGTCCCCAATACCAATCAAGAATTTTAGAATCTGTTTTCCTTAAATCTCCCAAATTAAATCCAGGAACATGCCAACACAAACTAAATTCTCTTTCCAAAAGCATCGACAAGGGCCGCACCCGCAGGAAAAAAGAATGTAAATCGAAAGGGTATAATTATTTCTTCCTCCTCCTGACATTTAGGACATATTACTTTCGTAACCATATTAGGTCCATGAACAAATTTTTCTTGAAATACTCGAATAAGTGCCAAATCTCTAGCCTTCAAATTCTTTAACCAAGTTACTCTCTCTGGCAAACCATTATCATCTACAATTGATCCAGCATATTCATACAAAAAATCATTTTCAGAATCATTCTTAGAATACTTTTCTGCCTCTATTACATCTTTTACACTCAAAAGTTTTAACTTAACTTTAGATCCATCAGAAAGAGTAACAGAATAAGGTTGCTTATAACCTTCAGGTAAATAAGTTACATCCAAAACTGAAAGATCTACAGAAAATTCAACTTCTTTAAGACAATTACTACACAAAGTTGTAAGAGATATTATATTAGTATAAGAATTAATAAACTCCCACAAAATAATATAAAATCTGTCTCCTAAAGTTAGTCTCTCTGGATCAATTCCTTGTAATACATTTTTTAAAACACAAAGAAATTTTGATTCCAAATTTAATGGAGTAATTTGAGATAACAAAATTTCATCACTTCCACAATATGGACGGATCAAAACTTTACTTGAATCTATACCATCATAAGGAAGGCATTTAGAAGGCAAACTTATAGGCAAATAATTCTCACTCATTTTACTTTCTCCTTTTTAATATTTAAAAACTATTTTATAACTTTAAATTACTTACTCCCCCTTTCACAGCATCAACAGCCTTTCCCACAGCTGATCCAACCATCCCTATAATTTTCTGTTGTATTCCGCCGATTATAGATTTTGATACAATTTTATCCACACTAATAACAATTTCTATCTCCTGCAGACCTTCCGCAGAATATGATAAAGCATACTTGGGTCTAGTCTTAGGAAAACATCCTGAAAATTCAAAACTAACACTCTGAATTCCACTCCTATCATATGTAGCAGCATAGATATTTTTCTTATAACTGCTTTTTGGAAAATAATATCCTTCTTTACTTATAATTAATTCTTTCCAACCAGAAAAATAATCTATTACTGTATTATCTACTGGAGCTAAAAATTTTAACACAATGTTATCAATTTCTTCTAATCCAGCGTAAAATCTCTGCTGTGAACCATAACGTAAGACTGAAAGTTCATTCATACTATAATCACCAAAGGTAATATCCTGGCAATATTGAGATATAAATATTCCCATTATCCCATTTATAGTATGTGGCATTACAAGCTGCCAATTAAAGGCTCTTTGAAGAAGCCAAGTCTTCCGCACTATACTATTGGTGAATCCTGAAAGATCAAATGGAATCTTTTCAATCATACCTCTTCCCAATAATCGTAACTAAAGGTTGTATTAAACACAACAATAGCTTCTGTATCATATGTCAAAGGAACATCTTCTACAGACTCTACATAACAACCCACCAATTTAATTTTTAACCAAGGTTTACCATCAGACTTCAAACACCATAAATAGATGTCCGACTTTAACATAACATCAGGAAGTCCAATTCCAGTCCGAGCATTTATAGTAGCTTGAGCCCAGCCAGTTAAAGCCGCAAATATCTTCTTATCTAAACCTTCTACAAATGTAGCAGTCCATTTCTGTGACATTGTAGCCTTCCCTGGAAATTTAATTCCTGGTGTTCCTTTATATGGTACTTTAATTTCACCCACACTCCGTCCAGGAATCATTGTACTTTGACATCTTAATTCAAGAGAATTACCATCCCCACCACCTTTAGGACTAGGAATAATTATATCCCATAAATAAACTCTTGCTGGATTTGTCAAGTTATTTTTAAGTGAATCCACGCTCATACTCATAATTATGTCTCCTTAGTTATCTTTATTATAGTTGAACACCACGTGAAACTAATTCTTCAAAACTTGCTCCCGTAGGCGTAGCTATAACCTGTAATTGAATATACTCAGCTGCTCTAACAGGCTTCACAAACACATCTACATGCAACTCTTGAGCATTTATAACTGCTGGTGTATTATTCGTCTCATCACAAAGCACGAGATATCCACGATCTCCACCTTCTAATTGAAATGCTCCTTGAGAAGACAACTTATCCAAATATTCATTCAGCATTGCTGCAATTCTAAATCTTGTAACTTCAGTATTATTCTCAAAGACAAATCCTCTTAAAGAAATAGCTACAGCTTTTTCAAGCATTATAAAAAGCCGACGAACATTTATACTACTCAATGCTGAAGTCTTTGTTTGTAATGTCTTCTGACCCCAGATTACATTACCCTCTCCACGGAACAACTGTAATGGATTTATTTGCTTAGGATACAAAGTATCTACCTCACCCTCTGTAAACACATATGTAATACTTTGAACATCCAAAACACCCCTTCTAAAACCAGCAGGAGCATCCCAAGAATATCCTACTTGATCATTATAAGCAAATTGAGCTCCAACATATCCCGAAGGTGGAACATTAATCAAAATATCATTATATGGATCATATATCTTTACCCAAGGAGAATACAATGCCGCATAACTAGTATTAGCATTTAATGTTGCTCTAAATGTAAGCATATCAGTTACAGAATCAATATCAGAGTAATCCATATCTAAAATTGCTAAACAATCCATTCTTGCTTCTGCAATATCAATCATTTCATCTTGAACATCCTTAGCAGTCTCACCACCGTTTAATAATAATCTTATATCAATATCGCTTGGATTTTCAAACTCCTTCCAACCTAAAATCAATTCAGAAGATGAAATCTCGTTACCATCAGAACCACCATCAAGAACCAAACTTGTAGCCTGAGCTTTTGGTAATTCAGTATCAACCATAGCAATATTATCAGCATTATCAGCTACGACAATGTATTTACTGACACCATTAATCTTATCTTCCAGATACAACTGCTTACCAAAGCCATCACGTTTCTTCTTCCTGGAAACATGCCAAGTCTCAACAAGTTCATCATTACCATCATCATCCTGATAATATACCTGTATATTAAAGGTATACTGATCTGTTGGTACTAAATCACCTCCAGTCTTAATATCAGCAGCAGGTATTCTAATACTAACTCTATCATCCCAAACTCCAGGATTTGCTCCCATAATCTGAAACACTACTTCAGTATCCAAACCTGATGGTGCATCAAATACCTTAGTTGATTTACCTACAGCAAAAGCAGCATTAACTTCTGCTGAACCAGTTTTCATTACATCAATACCACCATATAAAGCTGCATTAGCCACTCGAAGACAATATAAAACATTACCCTTCTTTAAAAATGCTAAAGCAGTATAATGAAAATAATGTCCAGAAGTAGGATCAGGCTCTCCGTACTCTTCAATAAACTGATTCGCATTGGTAATTAACAATATATTGTCCAAATCACCTTTTGCTGAATATCCTACTAAAGCAGCAGAGGAAGTGGCTATCCCTGGAATATATTCTGATATGTCTTTTTCTTTCACATAAACACCTGGACTCAATTTAAAACTCATGTTATTTCTCCTAAATAAATATTGTAACTTTAATTTTCAACCTTACAAACCACACCATCAACTACTTCAGAAACTAAAGACTTATCCAATTTTAATACAGTTTTTTCTTCTACAGTAGTAACTTCCACAATCTTATACAAACCCTCATTTGCTGTGGAATTATCAATACTAATTAAATTACCAACTACAAAATCAACAGTAAAATCTCCAGCCAAAATAATCTCATTTGTAATCAAATTCACATCAAATAACTCATATAAATTATCTCTAAACATTCTTAAATTATTTGCTGCTTCTACATCCTGATCTGAATCATCAACAATAATTTCAGAATAATTAGTTATTTTGTCTTGATCGTAGAAAGTTACTCTTATTTTATGAATAGTTTCAAGACTAGATCCTTCTAAACACCAGCCATCAATCCTGATGGGCATATGATGAGCATAAATAATTCCTTTACTATATTTTTCAGAAACTGTTGATACATCAACTATCTCACCAAAATGTAAATCAGGAGTTAACTCATACTCATCATTAAATAATAATGTTATTTTAGGATTATTCTGTTGCCAAAAAGCATATATTTCATCACACTGATAAATCTTATCTAAATTCTTACTCCAAAAACATACTTCATAATCTAGATTTACAGGCACAGCTTTTATTAATATACCACTTGATCCTTCAACAGTTGAAGTTAAAAACATACCTCTACGAGCTACAGATGTTCGTTGTCTTTTCCAGTCAAATCCGGTTCCTATTCTCCAAAAATTAATAAACTCCAAAAAAGTAGCTCCTCTTTTTTCTGCTACTTCGCGTAATGCAATTTCACGAGGACATTGAATAATTCCCTGATTAATATCCTCTTCTTCATCCCCTGAAATATCAAGACCTAAAATTGTACCAAACTTCTGATACAATAAAACTTTAAGTGCCAAATCATAACTTTTTATAAAACTCGCCATTAACTTTTCTTCCTAAGTTTCCCTAATTGTTCCAAAAATATCTCCATTACTACATCATGAATTTCTTCTGTAGGATTTTCCAAATAACAAGACAAACCAAAACTTACAAACTCTTCCACTTCTGCCCCAGATCCTTTGGATTTTTCAAATAAATAATCCTTAAGCAAAGACTGAACTATTAATTCTAGTCCTAACTTCTTGTACTTTTCCCTCAACTTAGTCATCGAGTCTTGTTTTAGATTTTTTATTTCTTCGCTTTTCATCAATTTCACTTAAATCTAAAATTATACTTGCCTTATTTCTTAATTCATTTAAATTATCTATATCTATATTCTCTAATAATCCACCAGGAGGAAGTCCAATTTTAGCTCCACATATCAAATTAATATCAAGAACTTCTGAACTAAGATTTTCTAAACGCAAAATCCGCATAGTCCTTCCACGTCAGTACTATTATACTTGTTTATTTTTAATATTATTTTATTTATTTTACTCATTTTTAATTCTTCTTGGAACCACCAAAAACCCCTGAACTAAAACCGCATCGTGTATATTTTTCACAACAGGATTCACCAACTCAAAAGATTCAGTCCCCTTAAGATTATTTGGAATATATTCTGGCTCAACAATAAAATAACTATGCAACACAATATCAATATCTACTTCTTCCCCCGCATCAGATCCTCCGACAGCAACTGCTTTATTTCCAAACCAAACTAATATAGGAATACTATCTTCAGTAAACAATCCTAATTTCTTAAGTCGATATGTATTTGGACTCCATTCTATAAATACCTTGGCTAAATATTCTATAAACTCATAATCATCTTTAACAGCAAAAACATCTAACTTTTCTGCTTCATTATATGAAACATTAGTAGGTATAAACAACTTGCAATCAATTCCATAATTCCCTAAAGAA